ATGCTAGAACGTATGGCATTTTTGGCGGTCGTTTTCAAAAGGACTCAAGATTTACAGTTACTGACCGGCACATGAAGGAGTACGCCTCGGATCTTCCAGAAGAAGTTCAAAGGCGTATTCGTGAGGACGGCCTGTTTGACGATGCCCCCGGTTCGTTCGTCGAATTTTTGCAGCAAGTAGATGACGCTCGCGTCCAGCATGCTTACAGACAACAGATGTTTGCTGGCGGTGGGTTAGACATGGTTGGCGGCTTCCTTGCCTTGATGATTGGAGCAGGCATTGAAACAATCCCCCTGACTATGCTTGCTACGGCTGCCATGACTCCTGCTGGGGGTGCGGCAACATTGGCTGCTCGTGCTGAACTTATCAAAAAGGGCTTGGAAGGTGCAAGGTTTAGTCTTCGGACACAGACAGTTATCAAGACCCTTTTGACGAACGCTGCGGTAGATGTTCCTCTTGAAGGCACAAGATACCTCGCTGACAAAACAATGCGGCCTATTGATTTTGCTATCGCTATGGGAGCAAGTTCCGTGTTGTCTGGCGGTATGGCGGCAGTTAAACCTCAGTGGTTCAGCAACGAAATGCGGATTTTGGTGAACGCCGAATCAGAAGCAGCAGCAAAAGAAGCAATGGAGCGAGCGGCACGGGCTGTAGATCCCGCAGCGGCTGATGAAATTGCTGCATCTGCTCGCGTAGACGCGGCGGCTCGTAGGGCTTCTGCTCGTCGTGGGGAACAACTTCGTGCCCTTCGTTTGGCAATTGCTCAGGCGAAAAAAGAAGCCGACGAAATGAGTCTCCGCGAACTACGAGAAACCGCAAGGCAGTTGGGAGTTGAACCCGACAAGGCCGTAAGTTCAGCAGGTCGTGTAGATGCTCAGGTAGCAAAAGCCCGCGCCCGCGTTCTTAAGATGAACGAAAAACAACTCAAGGCCATGATGAAGAAGTATGGCAAGGACTTGGGTAAGTACACCATTGGGGGTGCTAGGCGTTTCATTCTCAGACAGATTCGCAAGGAAATTGAGGCTGAAGTTGGGCCAACTGTACAAGTGCCTAAAAGTAAGTCTGAATTGCTGGGTGAGGTAAAGGAGAAAGGAACTCAAAGGCTTAAAGAAGAGTCTCCCTCCCGCATCCGTACTCAGGAAGAGGCTACGCCTGCAATGGTGGCCCAGCAAACCGGCAGAGATACGAAAGGCATGAACCTTGATCAACTCAAGGAAATGGCAGGCCGGATGGGAATCTTGGATACCGTTCCGTCAATCGGAGCGTCAAAGGCTGCTTTGCCTAAGTTGATTCGCAAGGCAATTACTAAAGAACGTCTGCGGCGGTTGCAGGAAAACCAAAGTGTTGCCATCGGCCCTAAAAAGAAACTAGATTTTGAAGTCGATGACGACATCCTTAATCCCTTCCGCCCTACTGGTGAAGAGTCTCCAGATATGGCGTGGCTTCGGGCAGAGAACGCTCGCAAAGGTAAGAAGACAAAGGGCCGTGTCGATACTTCGGATAAAGACCTCGAAATTAGTGCCGAAGACAGGGCAAAGTTTGCTACTGATGTAGAAGACGAGGCTGCTGCTAATGCTGGAGGAGTCCGACGCAGGTTGGGCCGCCTTCTTACGGGTGATCCTGAAAATGGTTGGAGAGGGTTCCATTGGTGGCACGTTCTCTTTACTCCTACTGCTGCTCGTATGGCTGCGCAAGAATCGGCGTTCCTCCGAGAACTGGGCGTTCACTTCTTAGAAAACCCAATGGGTGGTGGCCCTGCCATTCAAACAATCGTTCGTGCCAAGGTTCAGCGATCAATGGCTCGTTTGAACCAGTCAAGAAAGAAAGCACAAGCCCTTGCCAAAAAGAACGGCTGGGATCTAAATGAACGGGAAGTTCTGCGAAAACTTCGGAACGGCACAGAGCCAGCCAACGAAGCAGAAAGCATCTACATTGGCGGCATTCAAAAGTTCTACGCAGATGCTGCTGGGTACGGTCGAAGACGCGGCGTGCTTTCTAACGAACTGCCGGATAACTCTACTTACTTCCACCGTGTGTACAACCAAGCGGAAGCATCTAAGTTCATCGTAGGAGGGGATAAGACTCCACTGATTGAATTCTTCGCTAAGGCTATTCGTAGTACCGGCGAGCCTTCCGCTGTGAAGAAGTTCAAACTAAGCACGGGAGAAGAAGTAGACGGAGCCTTGATGGCTGCTCGTCGTATTGTGGATTTCCTTGATGATCCTTCGGCAAAGCACAGCCATGAGGCGATGCAGCGATTCGTCAAGACAAACCGAGGACGGCTTGTTGAAGAGTTTGGTGGCGAGGCAAAACTGACCAGCGATCAAAAGTCTTTGATTGACGGCATTATGGATTTGGCAACTGAAGGCATGTCTGAGCCGTTTGTGGCTGCGGGTCGTCGTCGAATTCGGATCAACGAAGATTATCGTGGCATGATCAATGGGCAGGAAGTCCACATTGACCAGTTCTTTAAGAACGATGTCTTTGAAGTGTCAACCATGTATGCCCAGCGACTGTACGGGGCGGGTGAAGTTAGAGAAGCCATGCGTGCTTTGGCAATTAATCACCCCGAACTTATGGCGAAGGTTGGAACCAAAGATGGTGTTGTAGACCCAATGCGGCTGTTGGCAGAAGCCAAGAAACTTGCTGATCCAAAGGATGCTGAGTTTGTTGAGCAGACACTCAATATCGCCATGCGGTCTATTCAGGGGATGCCCATCTATTCAGAAAGCCGCTCAGCCATGAAGTGGATGTTGCGTCTTCAATCATTGGGTCAGTCCACAATTGGTATGTACCTCGGTCTTGCCCAGTTGCCTGAAATGGCAAACATTGTTATGCGATCCAGCATGATGGCAGCATTCAAGCAATTCAACTTGCGTGAAATGATCAACACATTGTTCATGGGTGTAACCAAAGGTCGGTCGGTGCGTGATGAGTATGGCATCCTGATCAACTTTGCAGACCGGCAACGAGCATTCCAAAATCAACTTGAAACGCACTTTGCCGTGGGCGTGGATTACGACATTGGTGAGCATGTTCTTCGGCGTATGGACGAAATGGGTATTGATGCCGACATGCACGGAACTGGCTATCTTGATCGCTTCCTTGAGGCTGGTCGTGAGTTCTCTATGATCAACCCTCTGGGCATTATTCCAATGGATACCTTCTTGCGGCGGTGGGCTACTAAATCAAACTTCCAGTGGTTTGTCGATACTGCGTACCAGTTGAAGAACGGTAAACCCGCCTTGCGTAACTCGTGGTGGCGTAACCGAACCGAACGCTTCCGTCAATTGGGCCTCGACGATGCCATGATTGAAAGGATCAGTAAGGAACTAACTAACCCAGACATTGTGCAAGTCAAGCGATCTTTCCTTGGTGGGCATGAAGTTATGGACATCAACCTTGAAAAGATGGCTGACAAGGGTGCATACGACGCTTTAGTCTTGGCAATGCGACGATCCGCAGACAGCATGGTTCAGCGTCAGTCATTGGGTGAACTACCGTTGTGGCTTGCTTCTAATCCGCTTTGTAAAACGCTCATGCAGTATCGCGTCTTTATGATTGCCTCCAAGGGTAAGCAACTGGGTGCGGGCATGGCTCGCGGAGACGCGGCAGAACTGGTTAACCTTGTTGGCTCTGCTGGTCTTGGTGCGATTGGATACATGGGACTTACTTATGCTCGGCAATTCGCGGTAGACCCCGAAGACCGAGATGCGTGGCTTAACGAACGCTTGAGTCAAGAGAACATGATTAAGTCTGGCATTGCTCGTGCGAGTTACAGCACTATTTGGCCCACGCTTATTGACAGTACGGCTATGTTCTTAGGAGCATCGGGAGTAACCGAAGGCGAGCCGGTTTTCAACAAGTATGCCAGAACTTCGGATACTTACGGTCTTGATCCGTATCGCGGCTCGGTGGCGTACAGCATGATCCGAAACATCGGCGGGTCTATGACGGAACTGCTTGCTTCAACTATTAGTGGCGACGACCCACTTTCAAGACAAGACCTTCGTGACTTCCAAAAAGCAATCTGGCTTGCCAAAATTCCCGGTGTTGACCAAGCCCTTAATGAATTCATCAGTAGACTGGATCTTCCAGCAACGGACAGGAGAGACTAATGGCCCTTTCATTTATTGAAGTAAACCCTACATCAGGTGGGCAATCGGTTTACAGCAACATTAACCTTCAGTTTGTTAGCACTAATGACATTTACGTCACCATCAAAAAAGCAAACGGCACGGTTATTGAACTAGCATCGGACAAGTACACAGTTACTACATCCCCAAACCTGACCGTCACAATTACAGATTCGGACATATCGAGTGCAATCGCCACGAATGACACTATTCGGATTTACCGAGATACAGATGTGTCTTCGCCAGCACGAATCTATTCAAATGGATCTGTGCTTAAAGCCTCAGATTTGAATGCAAACCACAACCAAATCCTGTACGCCCAGCAAGAGAATGACGAGTTAGGTATTGGTGATGCGTTGCAAAAAGACGCTTCAGGTGCATTCTGGGATGCCACTAGCCTAAACATCAGGAACGTGGCAGATGCCGTTGAGTCAAGCGATGCAATTACGCTGGGCCAAGTGAACGCGGCACTGGCTTCAGCAGGAAGTGTTCCTTCAGTCCCCCAAGCGTGGAGTACTGCAAGCGGTACGTTGTCAAATGGAGCGGCTGGTGGAGGTAACACTACATTTAGTATGACTCCGCCACCTACTTCGGAGTATGAGCAGACGTTCATTGTCGAAATTGATGGTGTGATCCAACGGCCCAACAACGACTACACGGTTACTACAGGCACTACGGAAGGAACACTGACCATCATTGGTGGGGATGTTACAAGTAGTAGCATTGTGGTCACCAACTTTGGCCTGTCTCGGCAGGTCTTTGACTTTCCTACTACTGGTCAGGCTACTACTTCCGATCAAACTCCAATTACGCTTCAAGGTCACAGCAGCCAGTCTGCCTGCATCTTCCTAGTTGAGCAGCACGACGGCGATGACATTTTCTGCGTAATGAACGATCAGGTTAAAATCAATGGTCGGGGTTCTACTGCTGCTTTGGATGTTCGTCAAAACACTGATGGACAAACCTCAATAATGACTTTGAGGAATGCAGCAAATCAGGTTGTTCACCACTTCAAAGATCCAACGGAAGAAGGTGGAGGCGGATCTGCGTTCTACGAAATTAATGATCAAAACACTGTTAATGCAGGCAATGATCACATGTTGATTCTGCGTCGGACTGCGGTAAACGATGCCAACAACAGCGAGCGTGGTGCGTTCTTTATCTGTAAGGGCAACGACGGTGCTGCCAACGGTGGCAATGGTCGAGATGTCTTCTTGATTAAACAGAACGGAAAAGTAGAAATTAAGGCAACGGATGACACTGTTGATGGTGCTGAAGATAACCAAGCCGCCTTGGTAGTTCGCTACCAGCATGCCGCAGACGAAGATCCTGCTAACTACATTTCTTGCAATAGTAAATCAGGAATTCAACGATTTGCGTTATCTGCTACCCAAATGAACATTGGAACGGGCACAGACGAACTGGACATGACTGTCCAAATTGGTCGGCGTGATCCTACGGGTGACAACTTGAATCAAATTCGATCTTATGCCGTACCAAGTACAGACGGTTCAAGCGGCACTGCAAACACTGTTCCGTATTACCGCTTTATTCTTCAAGGCAACAAAGCAAGCAACAATCGTCGGGGCATGTGCGAACTTAATGCAATGGCTCAAAACTCTGGTGAGGCTTTGTTGGTGCGAACTGTGTCTAGCAATAGCAGCAACAGCAAACTGATTGAGTTGAACTACGACGGCAACATTTTGATTCAAGATGTGGTGTCGGGAAGAACAAAAGGTGCGAGTTCAGTTCTCCGTAAGGATGAAGTAGCAAAGGCTGCTGGCATTACGCTGTGTACTCACAACACAAACGACACTGCGATTACTCTTGCTACTGCCGCCTTTGGGATGAGCGGATCGGATGGAACAGCGCAGGGTACTAGCGTAACAACTGACGATACGTCTACTTACACCATTGCATCAAACAACTCTCAGATTGCGGTTAGTCAGTCTAGTGGGGTAATTACAGTAGGGGCGGGAACATTCTTAGCAACGTACTCTGTAGACGCTGAATGGGGGTTTACTTCCGCTCAAACTCCAAATATGGATTTTGAACTTCAACTGTTGAAAAATGGCTCAGTAGTTGCTACATCTAAAGTTGACTACAACCACGAATCTGGTATTGCTTTGATGGGCGAAGATGGCACTCGTTACATTTCTTTAAATTACTCGGAATTGATTACTGCGGGTGGAACCACAACATACCAATTGCGAGGCAAAGTTACGCTTCAAGAAACCACAGTTGGCATTGGAGTCAGATCCCCTATTATTAGAACTCGACAAAAATCCCTTCTCATCCACAACCTTGGAGAATCCTAATGGTTACTAAAATTCCACACTCGATGACTACTGGGGTTGTCGGTACATCTGGCCTTTGTAGCCAAACACCCTCTGGTAAGACGGGGACAAATGCTGGGCTTGTTGTCCAGTTGGACTCTAATGGTGAAATCCCCCCAGCACTGCTAAGTCCGTGCGTTGACCAATACCGCATTACTGTTGACCAAGCAATTACTGCTTCTCCTGCTGACATCGACTCAACTTGGGAGCGGGTAGACACTGGTGGTCAGGGCACTACTACTACTTTGCAGGTGTCTCAAACGTCCGGCAAATTTGGATTTCCAGTTACCGGAATTTACCTTGTGACACTTCATTGTCAGATTGCTCGCACAGCAACAAACATTGATTTGATCACTGCCAAGGTCATTCACTCGACCAACGCTTTTGCAGATGACTCTACGAATACCACCCTTGCCCAGTCCGTTTTAGGTGTAACAGGCAGCCTGCCAAAAGAAGTCGCGGCCTTGTCCACAGTGGTCAATGTCACAAACACCACAACTCAACGAATTAAATTTACGATTGAGGCTGACGATACTGGTTCGGAACTTGATGGTGACTCGACTTTTAACAGCACCTACGCAACCTTTCTACGAATGGTGGGCACATAATGGAATCCAGTAACGAAATTCTTTTGGCGTTAGGCCGATTGGAGGGCAAGGTTGACTCGCTCGTTGCCCGTCAAAAAGTCATTGATGATGAACTGGATAAGCACGAGTCTCGGCTCCGCAGTCTTGAGCAAGGTAAATCATGGATGCTTGGAGCGGCTGCGGCTGTTGGCGCACTTGTATCGTATCTTTTCAAAGGATTCTCAAATGGATGAAGCAATAGCAAAAAGACTGCATGACGCATTAGCCAATGAACTACTTCGTAGGGTAGAGTCTGGGGAAGCAGGAGCCTCCGATTTGAGCGTAGCCCGACAGTTCCTCAAAGACAACGGCATCGATGCCACCCCACAGCAAAGCGAACCGCTGGCTGACTTGGCTAAATCTCTCCCATTCCAAATCCCGCAGACAGGATCTTGATATGTGTAGTCCCGCTTTCTTGTATCCAATGGCCCGTGTCTCAGAAGAACCCGGAGCCATGCCCATTCCCGACAACGCAAAAGGGTTTCCAGTAATAGAAGACGCTTTTGTTAAGCAGGCTCGCTTACGCCTTATGATTGGATTGATGAATCAGGGGCAGGGGACATTCGGTAGATTTGGATCTTTGCCGGGGCAACCAAACCGAAACGCAACGCGAGACACCCTAAATCCGGGTCAGGGGCCAGCGGTTGGTGGCGGACCTGCTGAAGGTGGGCAAGCGCAAGGTGGCCCATGAACGAACTTGCCGACTTCCGTAACTTCCTCTACTTGGCTTGGGACCATTTGGGGCTTCCTGCTCCTACTCGCATTCAATACGATATTGCCGAGTATCTTCAAAATGGGCCTAAACGTCGAGTCATTGAGGCTTTTCGTGGGGTTGGCAAGTCTTGGATTACGTCTGCTTATGTATGCCACCAGTTGCTTATGAACCCCAACAGCAACATCTTGGTGGTGTCTGCGTCTAAGCAACGGTCGGATGATTTCTCCACCTTTACTCTCCGCATGATCAATGAGATGCCGATGCTGGGCCACCTAAAGCCCACAGAGGATCAGCGGAACTCCAAGGTGGCATTTGACGTTGGGCCAGCCAAAGCCTCACACGCCCCCTCCGTGGTGTCCAAGGGAATCACCAGTCAGATCACCGGATCACGGGCTGACCTGATTGTGGCTGATGATGTCGAATCTCTGAACAATAGTGCGACCCAGACCATGCGGGACAAACTGACGGAGACGATGAAGGAGTTCGACGCGGTTCTCAAGCCCGGAGGCCACATTGTGGTGCTGGGTACGCCCCAGACCGAATCCAGTATTTACACCTATATGCCTGAGCGTGGCTTCGAGGTTCGTATTTGGCCCGCAAGATATCCATCTAGCACCCAGCGAAAGGGATATGGAGATAAACTGGCTCCTACCCTTATGACTGAACTGGATACTGATCCAGATATCAGCGGCAAGCCCACAGACCCCGACCGCTTTGACCACGAGGATCTGCTGGAGCGGGAAGCCTCCTACGGACGCACCGGATTCAACCTCCAGTTTATGCTGGATTCCAGCCTGTCTGATCAGGGCCGTTACCCACTGAAGTTGGGTGATCTCATCGTCATGTCCATAAACTCCTCACAGGGGCCGGAGAAGCCTGTCTGGGGGGCTTCAAAGGAAAATGTGATCCAAGACCTACCTAACGTCGGGTTGCCCGGAGATCGCTACTACGGCCCCATTACGGTGATCGACGGAGCGTGGGCTGATTACACCGGCTCAGTGATGGCTATTGACCCTTCTGGACGGGGTGCTGACGAGACTGCCTATGCCGTGGTCAAGATGCTCAACGGCAATCTGTACGTCACTGACGCAGGGGGTCTGCCGGGTGGGTACTCCGAGGAGACTTTGGAAGCCCTGTGCAAGATTGCCAAGAAGGAGAAGGTGAACATGCTGCGTATCGAAGCCAACTTTGGCGACGGTATGTTCACCCAATTGCTTAAGCCTGTGCTGAAGAAGACTTACCCCTGCTCGATTGAGGAGGTCAAGCACAATATCCAGAAGGAAAAGCGGATCATTGACACGCTGGAGCCTGTGATGACCAGTCACCGCCTCATTATTGACCGAAAGGTGATTCAGCAGGACTACGACAGCACCCGCTCAATGCCCCCTGAAAAGGCTCTCCGCTACCAGTTGATGTACCAGATGAGCCGGATTACCAAGCACAGAGGCTCTCTGGCCCACGATGACCGTTTGGATGTGCTGGCGATGGCTGTGTCGTACTGGACCGAACAGATGGCTCAGGACGCTGATCAGGCCATGAAGGAGCGTAAGGAGCGAGCCTTGAGGGATGATCTTGAGAAATTCGTCAATAGCGCACTGGGTACAAAGCCCAAGGAAAAAACGTGGATGTAATAGGGTCACCTATATGGATCGAAAGGTCTGGGGTCGAAGGGACTCAGGTGAAGCACCAAGTCCGACTCTCCTTACTCCTATGGGGGGTAAGGGGGGTCTCAGGGATCTAGGTGAATTAAAGACCTACTTCTTCCTTGCTCCATCCATCCAATCTAAGAGTTAGTCCCCTGACGCAAAGGAACACACGATGCCCCGAAAAGAGCCACGCAATTACCGCAAAGAGTACGACGAGTACCACGGTAAGCCAGAGCAGCGTCGAAACCGGAGCAACCGCAATAAGGCTCGTCGCAAGGTTGGGTTGAAAAAAGGTGACCCACGAGAAGTTGACCACAAGCGTCCCCTGTCTAAGGGTGGCTCAAATGGGCGGGCAAACTTACGAATTACGTCTAAACGGTCAAATCGAGTAAAAGGAAGCAAATAATGCCAGCAGAACGAAAAACCAACCCATCAGCGGATTTAACCAGACCTGTAGGCGGTCGAGAGGGAATGTATCGTCCTGTCGGTTCAAGCAGGAGTACTTCTGAGATGGTGTCCGGCACTGTTGATTCGTGGTACAAGAAGAAACGCCTCGCTCGCAGTCGTCGCCGCCGTGCTGCTGGTCGCTCTGCTTTGATGATTCAAACCGATTCCGAACGCGGAATTCCACAAATCTGATGCTAGTCCTCATTGAGTGGTACGACATTACAGGTGTAGAGCGTCCGTGGGTTCCCGTTGAAGAGGCCCATGAGATTGACCCTGCTCTTGTTCAAACTGTTGGCTGGCTGTACCACAAAGACGACCATGTGGTCCGCATTGCGGGGTCTAGGCACACCGATCCAGAGACTTACGGCAACATTAACATTATCCCAAGAGGCTGTATTGCCAGCATGAAGTGTCTAGAAGAGGTCTGTGACGGTGATGGCTGCTCATGCTTGTCGTGACGCTCAGTTTCAAATGGTGTGATGACCTAAACAGGGTTCCCATCAAGACAATCTGGAATAATGGTGAAATCTTTCTGCTGAACTTCGGGCAAGTTTGGTGAAAAAATCTGAGAGGGTAGAAAAAAGAATCAATCGTTGCGTTTACCCCCTTGCCCCCCTTTTTTGACAACTTTTGGTTGCTTTTCGTAGCATGTGCTACGTAGGGGTCCGATATTTGGATGTCCAAAAATGGCCCAAAGATTCGGCTCTGCTAGGGCGTTTTTTTGCGTCATTACTGGCGTGATCCGCTCCAATATTTTCGTGAT